CAAGGGTTCAGACATTAAGTCCTCGATTCATCAGAGCATCGTCCAACTCTTTATAAAATTTATATTTTGTTAAAGAGACAGGCCGAGGTACCTCCTTTTGAGTAATGTCTACAACTTCGGTTTCCAGAAGTTCTAGACGTTTGACTGCATTCTTGATAAAGGTATACGTTTGTTCATACGAATACTCTATACCATCCTCCAAAGTGATTTGCTCCGGTTGATTAGTATTCCTCTTAATAGTCTCTTCTATCAATGTATTCATTACATTGTGTAGAGCGGGAGTATCAAGAGGGTACTTCGTCCGGATCATTCTCCTTAGTGCCTTAACCGGTTTAACCCGGGGCACCTTAGGAAGCTTTGTAAACGGCATCAGCGGTTTCGAAATCTTCCCTTCTGCGACACCCAAAATGTGTCGCACAGAAGTAAAGAATTCGCTGCTAACGTCGTCCAAAGGCTCTTTGAAGGCATCTTGATCAACAGCTACTCCATCCCAGACCAGTGAACCGATCTTATCGATCAGTTTCTGGCTGGATTGTTGTAACTCATAGAAGGATCGTATCATCTGTTTATTCGTGATATCCCGTACTGTTTGACAAATCATCTTGAGTTGATCGGTCGATAGAGCCTTGTCGGCCAGAAATGGTGACAAGCCTTTCGATTCGAGAAACCCAAGTGGGCCTACAACCTCTCACAAAATGCGAGGTTTGACCCGTTTGTCATCCAGTACACCTTCCAATTGAGAACTGCCCTTCCTGTTCACTAACTCTCGTAAGACGTTAGGTAGATTGCGAAGCCCACTCAATAAGGTAGACGCTAGTTTTGGAGGTAAGGGTGATAAGTCCTTACCATCTTCGAAATAGCGCTTAGCAAATTCAGCAAAACCTGTCTTGGAAACCAAGGATTTCGAATTATTAATTTTCATTCCCAGGTCGCTCACTATAGCTTTATAGGCCATAGCTACCGCTGCATCAGCAATGACGAGATCATCTCCGAGGAGCGCATAGTTCACAAAATCTTTGTGACCTACCCTAGAAGCCGCTACTCTCACTATCACATGATGTGTTAGTGCGAGCATGGCTCACGAGGATAGAGCTCCCATAGGCTGCCCTACTTTATATAAGTAAGGCACCCCTTTGTATCACCAAGGTCGATTTACTAGTAAATTGGCCCAGTGATCGGCGAATTCCGTCGTTGTCAATGCACTCAAGACTTGTTTCTGCAGGTCCACTGGAAGCCTGTCCGTTGCCGCCGAAAGATCAAACGAGTGAAACTCTCGTAAGCCCCTTTGGTAAAGTGCCTTCAACGGTGCCAATTGGTCAAAGGTCCCGTCCATAGGAATATGGCGGAGAACTCTGAACAAGGCATCATGAAGAGGTGCGAGTAATGACTGAGTTCAAATATCAGTTATTGCAAACACCCTTACTTTACCAGCGGGTTCATCTTTGGTATGCAACTTACCAAGCTTCAAGGAAGACTGCAGGGCTTCTCTAACTGAGTCTTTCAATCGAAAGATCCAAGTTGGGAAGTTTTCAATCTCTTGATCTAGTAGTTTATACAGCGTTGGACTCAAGTATGAGGCCAAGACTTTAAAACTATCTCTTAATAAAGGCGCTTCTTTGAACGCTCACGCGTCCAAGGGCGCCCCTAAAATAGATATCTTAGAGTTGGGTCCGGCAGATACCGCGGGTAAAAGTTTATCGGTCTTAACCAGAACAAAGTTAAGCCGAGCTTTTAGCCCAATTAAAGCCCTGTCCACTTCATGTTTTAATAAAGTGGGGCACTCCCCTGTAAACACGTCAGTGATTGTGTTTAAGGTAAGAGTTCC